ATTTTTGAATAGGGTCATTTTTAAATCGTGGGAACGAAAGCAAAATAACCTTACCAAAATCAGGGAATCGTGAATCAACAGAAGCTCTGTACATCTCATATATTGCATCTGCAGTTTTGGCCTGATCGTGACCAGTTGTATTCTCAATTGCAAATCCTGAAATTTCGTCAAGAATTACAACAATTACGTTATACCCCTCCCATGCCTCACGTTCTGAGTGCCCAGAGTGAACTGTTATAGCCTTATCAAATTTCATCTCAGAGGCTTTTGGGTCGTACTTGCCAATGAACCATGGGGAGCGGTCTATTCGTGTCTTAAAACCCTTAAAGAAAACGTTATTGGCCTGCTGTGAGTTGATTGCTATGTTTAGAATATCAATTGAATCTCCAGGAGGCTTTCCATAATATGTTGCTGGATCTTTTAAACATAAAAGTAAATAAACAATATATGCAACCGATATGGTAGAAGAATAATCTTTTCCAGAACCTTTACCAAGCTGGGCAATTACTTCTGTGCATGTCTGCTTATATATTCTTTCGCCTTCTGTTTCTCCAAATAGTTTTTTTAAGGTTGCCTCTTTATAAATCTGAGAGCTTTTTTCAATTAAAGTGTACTGTACTTCAGATAGCGGTGGTAGGCCAAGGTAGTCTGGGCTTGTAACAAATGTTCTAAGATCTACTGGGCGCTCTTCAAACTCTTCGCCATCGAGTATATCTATTAAATCATCAAAGCTAAATTCCACTTACATTTTCCTCAATGACTACTGCCTCTACAATTCCAGTAATTTGCGAAAGTCTTTTGGCAACTTCCATTTTACATTTAGGACATGTAGAAGTAACTTCTTTTAATATTTTTACAAGAACTTCTTGTTTACGCTCTGCTTCTGCAACCTGCGATGCTAATTCATTATTTTCAAGTACACCGACTGACTGAAGCATTGCTATTCGTTTTGTTTCAATATCCGCTATAAGCTTTAGGGCACCAGATTTAATTGCTAATTGTCCAGATTGGTCTGCCTCATCAACTGTCTTCCAGGCCTCTTTGATAAGCATTGCATAATGCTGATCTGCACCAGATATTGCTTCTTTTGCCCTATCTCTAATTGCGTTATCGTTATGAACAATATTTTTCCATTCGCCTATAAGCTCTACAACTTCTTTTCTTTGAAGGCCAGTTATAGTTGCAATTTGCGTGGGGCTATTACCTTGCAGTAATTTTTCTACTACATTGTTCATTCTATCCATGTGCTGAGGAAGATCAATTTCCATTGTCATAAATTTATTATACCATCTTAGTTGACTAAAATCAATTTAACTTATTGGCAATTTTAAGCAGAATTAAATATCCAATCATGTCATCAATATCATTGTCTCCAGCAAATCCTGATCCATTTTTAATTCTATTTATTTTGTCATCAATTCTAATTTTAATTTGTTCTTTATTATCAGCCTGAGAAAATATTCTAATTGGACTTAATGCGGAATCTCCATAGGATATATTCTTTTTAATTAGCATTTCTGAAATCTCAAGGCACTCTTTAATTATATGGTGTCCTGATGGAGCTTCCATTGAAAGTATTTGCAGATCAGTAATCCACATTTGATAACCTTTTTCTTTTTCTGGGTATCCAGCCATTTTACTCCATCTCTCTATATAGTCTTTTTAATCCCTTTAATGTTCCTATATCCATATACTGACCGCCTGGTTTTACTGCACGAACATCTAAACTCATATCTATCCATTCTTGAATTTGTTTTCCTGGATGGTCTAAGCTTGTATCTATGTATCTTATCAAATTTTTTCTAAATAGCATAGTCCCCCACATGTGCTCATAGTCACAATTCTCAACCTTATCTTTAGAAAATAGTACCTTATCTTCAGATAAAGATATTTGTCCAACTCTTCCTTTTAATTCACCAGTACATTCCCACGCACCAAGAACTAGGTCTCCGTCTGACTTCATCATTTCTTTATATATGTTAGTTTGAGCACCTAATATAAATGTATCTGGCATTCCAATTAATACAGTGTCGTTATATTCTCCAACCATAAACTTTACTGCATCTGACATTGTTGAGGGCTCACGAACAATTAATTTAATATTCATATCCATGTTTTGAATAATTGGAACCCACTCAGCTCTTGTAGAAACCCTAACCTCATCACATACTTCAAGCATTTGCTCTACGTGCCACTGCAATAAAGATCTTTCATCAGATATTGGCAAACAGAACTTTGGTATTCCTCCAACTCTAGAGGCTTTTCCTGATGCTGGCAAAACTCCTATGACAGACATTAATCTTTCCACTCGTGAGGATTGAATCCGTTAGGATAAGATTCATTTACCATAGGATCTTTTTTCCAAGCAATCCATCCTTCTTCTCTATCGTCTCCCCAATATAGATGAACAATATCTTTATCTAAAAGTCTTTTAGCATCTTCTCCGTGAAAAATATAAACTTTATTATCTTTTAAAAATGGCATTTCAATAAGTTCTGGCGCCCATTCATTAATATGTTTTTGATAGGGCTCTACTCCAAGCTCACGGTATAAAGCATCTGTAAACATTTGAACATCGGTATAGTAGTGAACCATATGATTATGTTCAATAATTCCTTCAGAACATCTTTCAACACAAAGGTCTATAGCTGCTTTCAGTAGAGGGTGCCCAGCTTTTGCAGCGATTGTTTGAGTTGCTAGCCACGGAGTATCTTTTTCAATATCTAAAATCATATCGTATTCAGGGTTTAGCCATGTCTCTACTGGGACCTTACAATGTGTATCCATGTCTGCATATATTCCGCCATGTATATAAAGAATCGCAAATCTCCAAAGTCCAGCTTTCATTACTCCCAGTGGCAGATTGACATATGTCTCATAAGTCTTTGAATCAAAGTGCTCTTTAAAGAAATCTTCTCTGTCCTGGCCGCTCATATACCCATAAGCCCATTCTGGATTCTGATAAGTCCATGTTCCTACGCTTTCTTTAGCGTAAGCTGGCAACTCGTCAAAGCTTGTTTCATAGGTCTGCCAAATATTTTTTTCTATATTCATACTATCTCCTTTTAATTAACCCAAACTGCTCTAGGTATCTCTGTATGGTCATAGCAGAGACGTTACACTCTTTTCCAATTTCTGTTACTGTCTTTTTTTGTACAACATATCTTCTGTAAAGCCATTCCTTGCTTTGATAAAATTTCATCTTTCCGTCAAAACCTTGTTTGCGTAATGTGCAATACCAAAAGAATCTGCTACGTCAAAATCATCCAGGGAAAGATCATACTTATTGTTAAAGTAATCTACAGTTCTTTGCTTTCTCATATTACGAATTTGGTTTTTATACCATGAGTCTGCATATCCTGGATGCTTTAGTCTTATTGCTGCTTTTTCATCTTTTGTAGGATTTTTATTTCCTATATATGACTGCCATGCAGTGGGGCTAATGGTAATTACCTTTGCCCCAGTTGACATAAGCTCAGCAATAACAACTCCATATACATAAGATAACTTTATGACAGCATCTGGTGATCTGACAAGGATAGCTCCTTCTACAACAATATAGTCTGATTTTAATTCTTCAAGCATCACCGACATTTTCTTTTTGGCATCATATATTTTTTCGTATATGTCGTTGCCATACAGATCTACCTTACCCCACTTTAATGGTATGTCATTTTCCATTAGGCAAAATGCTATGGAGTTAGTGGATGCATCTATGCCTAAAACCCTGTGTGCTTTTGTTTTTACTAAATCAGCTAATTTCATTTATGCGTCCTAATATATTCTTTTTGTTTTTTGAGCTTCCGCTTTTTTCACATGCAGCACAAATATTACTTTTATTATATCTGCTAAGCTTGCTTTCACATTTACTGCAGCCTCTAAATGCTCCATTTTTAATTGCTTTCTTTTCATAATATTTTTCCATGATTCTGCGATTAGTAGCAACTCTGCAGCACTCGTCACAGCAATACTTTTGATTATGAGTTTTCGAGTCAAATTCTTTGGCACACTCTTTATTGTTACATATCATAATTCTGGCACCTGATATAGCTCTATTTGTACGGAACCTAGGCTTGCGTCTTTTGCAAAACATTCTTTTTTAACTGGGCAGTAGGTACATGGCATTTTTGATTTTGTAGCTCCTGCTGGCCTCATTGGTAGATCTCCATTTTGAAAGTTATCCCAAACTTCCTGCATCCACAAAAAAGTATCCTCTATTATTTTTTTATTTTTATCATTCATAGAAACTGGAATAATAAGAATCTCTTGAGTATTTTTATTTTCGTATAGAAAGAATCCTTCTTTAGCATTTTTTAGTTTCATATATGTAAGCAGTTGAAGCATATGATTAGGAGAAGACTTCATCTCCGCTTGCCTTGCATCCCAAACCTCTTGCTTAGCCGTTTTAATTTCGCCAATTACGGTCTCGCCATCATACTCCATAATCAAGTCGATAAAGCCACGAATTGGTGGGTACTCATTAATAATCTCTTCTTCCTCTGACCTCCACTCAGGCATAGTCTTTATAAGGTTTTGTAATCTTTCATGAGCCTGAGTTCCCTGAGCCATGTTCGCTACAGCTACTGCATCGTTATCATCAATAAACATGGCGCCGCTAAAAGCCATATACCAATATCTTGGGCATTTCCCGTGACCGTACCCAAGTGAGCTTGGGCTAAAAGATTTTTTAGTCATTTCGCCATCGGCACGTTTTGTATTTCTGTATGACTCATCTAAAAGATCTGCAAACTTTTCGGGGTCAAAAAACTTTCCAGTATGCTTTTTAAATTTAAGATTCTTTACAATATCTCTAGCCATTTGTAAACCTAAAAACTAAGGCTGCGCCTAACCATATACCAACTATACCCATAACGGCAGGGAAATATGGTGGCGCTGGAACTGGTAATTTAAACGCTGCAAATATGCCACCGAGAATAGCGCCAGTAAATGTTGAAAGCAATATATCTCTTATCATTATTAGTTATACCTGACTACATACTTTAGGGCATCTACAAGCTTATCTATTGATTCTTTTAAAGAATAGTATACATTCTTTTTATTATTGTTTGCTGTGCCAGCTTTGTCTTTTGCGATAGTAGAGTAGTAGGATGCTAGTACAGCAAACTTGGTTGACATGGCTTGAAGCTCCATAATTAGCATTGGAGATTTTGCAGAGGGCACATCGGGATTCATTAAAAGCTTTACAACAATTGCTAAGGCTTTATCTAAATGCTCATCCTTCATAAACTCATGTAGATCATTAAACTCTGTTATATCACTAATTAACTCTAAAGTATTTTTATCCTCTGGCATTCTTTATCTCCTTATCAATTTTAAAAATAAAGTAGTATGTTACTCCACCAAAAACATATCCCACCAAAAGACCAAACAAGAAATTAACCATGATTTTCCTCCCAAAATTGGATCAGCTCTTCTAAAACTGCCCACTCAATTATACCAAGACGTACCTTGGATTCTGTGCCAACGATAATCTTCAATGCTGGATGCATGTCTCTGCTTACCTTAAAGGTATCTGTGCATATCTTTGACCACACATCTTTATTTAAAGTAAATGATTTACTTGCCTCTTTATAGTCTACTACAAAACTTTTCCACTTTGCATCGCCCTTTTGATAGTCACCACGGCCACTATTTTTTTGTGCTTTTGCGCCATCACGCTTGACTTCTGCTCTTTCTGACATCAATTAACCTTATACTGATTATCGTGTCCCTCTGGACATTTCCAGCTTAAGGTCAATGACCTAGGATCCCAAAATGCTTCCTCTGCATCTTTATCACATTTTGAGCAAGGCTTTATTCCTTCTATTTTTTCAAGTTCTTCTTTATGAAGCATCTCTGGCTTATTAAAAAATTCATTAAGACTTGGCATTTATACTTCCAATCAAGATGTCTACAACATCTGGATTATCTCTTAAGTATGCAACGGCCTTTGCACGACCTTGAAAACGTTCTTTATTGATTGTATACCATGCTCCGCCTTTTTCAACAATGCCGTACATCTCTGCAACGTCTAGGGTTTCTCCCACTATATCTACCCCTAAGAACTCACCTTGGTAGTAAAAGTCATACTGTCCCGATAAATTTGGGGGGCTTGTTTTGCTGTAATCAACAATCCAA